GTCGCTCGACCCTGCCATCCCGCCTCAGGCGTTCAAAGACTGGGTTCAGCTGTTCAGGGCCAAGGAACCGAAGGGCCTCGACGTCTACAAGACGCTGTATCTCGGTGGCGGGGCGAAGGTCGAAGTCGTGGGCTCGAACCTCCAACAGCTCGACTTCAAGGTCACCCAGGGCGCCGGGGAGACACGAATCGCGGCCGCGGGTGGCGTGCCCCCCGTCATCGCGGGATTCTCCGAGGGCCTCCAGGCGGCCACGTACAGCAACTATGGCCAGGCGCGCCGGCGGTTCGCGGATCTGTTCGCGCATCCGGCATGGATGAACATGGCGGGCTCGCTGCAATCGATCGTGCCCCCGCCTCCCGGCTCGCGGCTGTGGTACGACGCTCGCCATATCCCGTTCCTGCGCGAGGACGCGAAGGATCGGGCGGAGATTCAGAGCGTCGAAAGCCGGACGATCCGCACGCTTGTCGATGCCGGCTACACCCCCGAGAGCGTCGTCGCCGCCGTGCGCTCCGAGGATTGGACGCGGCTGGTTCATACCGGCCTGTTCAGCGTCCAGCTTCAGGCCCCGGGAGCAGGTGTCTCACCGTCTGACGACGCCGGTCGTGCGCTCGCAGCGATGGTGGCTCCGCATCTTCCGGCCCTCCTCCCCGCGACGACGAACGGAGATCGCCCATGACTGCCGCCAAACCGACCGTAGCCCTTCTCGTCAGCCAGTACCGCGCCCGCTCGCTGAGCAGGGCGTGGACGGACGTGGACGGAGCCCGGGCGTTGCTCGGCGAGGCAATCGCCCTCCACCAGGCACACATGGATGGGACAGAGCCCACGACCGAGGCAAGCCAGATGCGGATGATGGCGATGATGCAGGGCGTTCTTGTCCTGCTCGGCGGGCCGATCCCGTGAACGCCCCGCGCGACGACCTCATTCGGATGACGACGCTCCAGCTGGCGCGCGTCGCGTTCACGCGTGCCGAGGCATCCGACGAGGGCATCCTCGGCACGCTCACGGGGTACGCCGCGGTGTTCAACATGGACACCGTGATCGACAGCTGGGAAGGCCGATTCGTCGAGCGGATCTCCCCTGGCGCGTTCAAGAAGACGCTCGCCGAACGAGGCGACCGCGTGAAGGTGCTGTTCAACCACGGTTTCGATCCACAGATCGGCGACAAGCCGCTGGGCAAGCCCGAAGTCATGCGCGAAGACAAGTCCGGTCTGTGGGTCGAGGTCCCGCTCGACGACACGTCGTACAACCGCGACCTGGTCGCGTCCCTTCGTTCCGGTGCCCTCGATGGGCAGTCGTTCCGCTTCTCGGTCCGGCGTGAGGATTGGCAGGAGCCCGACGAGGACGAAGGTCTTCCTGTGCGCACCCTGCGCGAGGTCGTGCTCTATGAGTTCGGCCCCGTCACGTTCCCGGCCTACGAGGCGACCACGGCGGGCGTTCGTGCCCGACCGGCCTACGAGGCATGGCGCGCCGCGCGCCACCCCGCTGCAAACCTCCCACCCGACGCCGCCGCTCCTGGCACCTCGGGCATCAGCGATGACGCCGCCGATCCCGGCACCTCGTCGCCCGTTGTCGCCCGCTCTGAGAAGGAGCTGGCTCAGGCCATCGCACGCGCGCGACGCGCGGCGGCATAGGAGATGTGGCTACCGTCATGAATGGATTGCTTCGGTTCGCGAACAGCGTGAGCGCGTTCGCGACCTACCGGCCGGCGGGCGTTGGAGCCCTTCGGTTTGTCCCGGCCGAGGCCCTCGGCATCGGCCACTATTCCGTCGGTGAGATCGCGACGCTCGCCGCGGACAAGCTCTCGGCGCGTGCCGGTGAGATCGCGACGGAACTCGCGGCGCTCGACGCGGCTGCTGACTGGACGCCCGAGCAGCGAGCGCAGTTCGAGGCGATCGACGCCGAGCTCGCCGCGATCGAGAGTCGCCAGACGGATCTTCGGCAGCGCGCCGAGGTCTGGGCCAGGGCGGCGAACGCAGCCAACGTCGAACCGGCCGAGATGCCGGTCGTGCGCATTGCAAAGACCGCCGAGGATGCGTTCGATCTCCGGACGCTGTCGTTCCTCGCCGGACCTGAAGAGGTCCGCGCGCGGGCGCTCGCGGCAATCGAGAAGATGCCCGAAGTTCCCGACGCCGACAAGCAGCGCATGACGCAGGTGATCTCTCGGCTTCCTCTCGAAGCCGCACGGCGCATGCTGCTTACCGGATCACAGCCCTACCGCAAGGCATCCCAGAAGGTGTTCGCGGGCCAGACCCATCTGCTGCTGCCCGAGGAGCAGCAGGCCATCCGTGCGGCGCTCTCGCTCACCGACGGCAACGGCGGCTTCGCCGTCCCGTTCAACCTCGACCCCACCGTCATCAGCAGCAAGAACATCACGACCAACCCCTTTCGACGGATCGCCCGCGTCGTCACCGGCGTGACTGACAACTGGAACGGCGTCGCATCGGCCGGCGTGACCGCGTCATTCGACACCGAGGGCAGCGAGGTGAGCGACGACTCGCCCACCGTTACCCAGCCGTCCGTGCCGGCGTACATGGCGCGGGCGTTCGCCTTCGGCAGCGTCGAGATCAGCATGGACTGGGCGGCGATCGAGCAGGAACTCCGGACGCTGTTCCTCGAGGCCAAGGATGACCTCGAGGGCCAGGTGATGGCCACCGGCACGGGCAGCGGCCAGCCGACCGGCATCGTCACCGCGCTCACCGGCACCGCGTCTGAGATCAACGCTGCCGCCGACGACACGTTCGCCATCGGCGACGTGTACACCGTCGAGGGCGCGCTGCCGGCCAAGTACCGGCTCGCGACGCTCGACGACCTCGGCCAGCCGTCGAGTCGCGCCTCATGGGTCGCGAATCACTCGATCTACAACCTCATCCGGCGCTTCGACACGGCCGGCGGCGCCGGTCTGTGGGAGTACCTCGGTGGCGGCCGCCCGGCCCGCCTGCTCGGCCATGCGGCCTATGAGGCCTCGGGCATGGACTCCAGCGTGACCACGACGGGTGCGGTGAGCAACTACATCCTCGTGATCGGCGATTTCCGCCACTACGTCATCTACGACCGGATCGGCTTCAACCTCGAGTTCATCCCGCACATTGTCGGGACGAACCACCGCCCGACGGGCCAGCGTGGCTGGTTCGGCTACTGGCGGGTCGGCGCCGACTCGGTGAACGACGACGCGTTCCGGCTGCTCGACGTCCCGTCGGCGGCGTAAGCACTGGCGAGGGGCGAGACCGGAACGGGTCTCGCCCCTCCAACCTCAGCGAAAGGAGTCAACATGGCATTGCTCCGTTGCGTCCAGTCGTTCAGCGCGGGAAACCGCGTCGTGCGGGCGGGCGACATCGTGCGCACCGACGATGAGGTGATCACTCCGGCGCGACGCCAGTTCTTCGAGCCGTTCGACGCGCCTGTCGTCGAGCAGGCAACCGCCGCCCCGGGCGAGCGCCGCCGGTTGCCGAGGCGCGGAAAGTAGATGCCGGCCACGGTCTGCGGCTGGTGCGCTGCGGTGACCACGATCGATCGCTGCTCCGCCTGCGGCCGCGATCCCGGCCTGCCGTACGCCCAGCGCGCGACTGCTCCACCCGTTGTGCGAGGGGACGCTGCGGGCCGCCCGCCTCTCGAGGCGGCAGAGCTGCACCGGCGGCTCGCGACGGCGGAAGCGGAGCTCGCTCGGGGTGGGCGGAAGGCCACGGTGGACGCGCTGGCCGTGCACCTCGACGTGTCGCCCAAGACGGTTCGTCGCTGGCGACAGATGGTGGCCGGTAGATGACCGATTGCGGGGCTGTTTCTGCCCGCTGCGCCTCGTCGAGGGTATGACCGATGCCGACAGCCGTGGGAGCCTATGCGACGACCGCCGCGGTGAAGGCGAGGCTCGGGATCTCCGACGCCACCGACGACGCGCTTATCGCGACGTTCTGCGACCAGGTCAACCAGTTCATCGAGAGTCCGCAGGGCACCGGCCGGATCCTCGCCCCCATCGGCTCGACGACCTATCTCCTCGATGGCGACGGCAGCAGCGAGTTGTACTTCGCCCGCGGGATCCGCGCCGTCTCGGCGCTCGCCGTGGGCGACTACACCGGGGATACCCGCGACCCCATCAGCCCGGGCGAGTACTTCCTGCGCCCACTCGAGCAGGATCGCGACCCGGGATGGCCGCCGATGTGGCTCATGCTCTCGGACCGTGCCACGTCCAGACGGCGCTTCCCCGTGGGCTTCGAGACCGTGAGCCTTACCTGCACCGCCGGCTGGGCTGCAATCCCCGACGACATCACTGACGTCGCCCTCACGACCGTGGTCCGCATGTGGCACGCTCGCCAGTCGGGGCAGGTCGACGTGGTCGGCAATGACGAGACCGGCGAACCCATCGTGTCACGCAACATCGCACCTTCCCATTGGAAGACGTTGAAGGCGTACCGGCGCCTCTTGCCGCCCGGATGAACGTCTGAGATGGCCGACTACGTCGCGATCAGTGATGCAGTCGCGGCACGGATGGGGGCGACGACGCCGCCAGCAGGCGAACCGCCCATTCGCCTCGCCACGGGACGGCCGCCGAACGCGATCCCGTCGAGCCCGTTCCTGATCTCGGTGATCCTCGGCACCGAGGACACGTGGACGTCCGGCTGGCTGAGAGGACAGGCAGAGCTGCGGGTGCGGTTCTACCGCGCCAAGCACCAGGCAGACGTCCCCCGTGAGTGGGTGGCGCTCGAGGCGTGGCTGGGCAAGCTGCGAGAGCAGATCCTCGGGCAATGGAAGCTGGGCTTATCGCCGGTGGTGGCGAAGGTCCTCATCCCGACTTGGCGGCTCCGGGTTTTGACGTACGCGGGCATCGAGTATGACGGAGTCGAGGGCGAGGGCACGGTGTGGACCGAAGAGCCGGTGGTCGCCACGCCATGAGCGGAGTGATCGACCTGCGCGGCATGGCCGAGGTGCAGCAGATGCTGGACCAGGTGTCCGACCGCCAGCTGGTCAATCGCACGGAGCGCGCCCTGCGCGCAGGAATCCGCCCGATCCGGGCCGAGCTGCGGCGTCGCGTCCGCAGCTCGGAATATCCGCGGACGTTCGGCAAGACGCGCACGAAGCGGCACCGCAACCCGATCGGGCTCGCGATCCGGCCCACGTCACCACTGCTTTCGATCTTCGAGGCGGGAGCACGGCCGCACGAGATCAGCGCGCCAGTCATGGCTGGCAAGGCAGGCGACCGCTGGCGGTCACGCGACTTCTTCGCCCGGGGCGATGTCAGGCACCCGGGCATGAAGGCGCGACCGATTCTCGCGCCCGTGCTGGAAGCCACGGCGCAAGCCGCCGAACGAGCATTCACCGACAAGCTGCTGGAGGGCATCTGATGGCCAGGGACAAGCAACACGCCACGACCGCGCTCGTGTTCACGGGCGGCGATCGATACCTCCCAGGCGTCCCGGCGCGCGATCTGGACGAGGCGGACCTCGCCCGGCTCGCCTACGTCCGTGCGGTCGCCGCGGCGCGCGCCGCCGCGGAACCGGACCCCGATCCCGGCGCCGGGGACGCCTCAGCAATCCGAGCCGAGCTGCTGGGCTCGGGCTACTACGTGGAGGCATAAGCCATGCCCGAGATGGTGTTCGACATCGTCCAGTTTGGCCGCCAGGCCTTGGACGGGACGGCGGTCGCGGCGACCACGCTCTATCCGGCCAAGGTGACGGCAATCGAGCTCGACCGGGGCTACCTCAACCCCGACGAGGACTACGGCCGGATGGATGACGAGCAGCCCGGCCGCGGCAGCTTCGGGCTGCGGGGAGCGACCGCGTCGCTGGAGGCGGTTGCTCGCTTCGAGGACTTCATGCAGCCGCTAGAGGCCCATGCTGCTGGCGGCATCGTGCCCACCGGAACCAACCCGTACACGTGGCCCTACACCGCGGACTCGACCGCCGACACCGCGAAGCGGCTCACGATCGAGCTCGGCTCCGAGGCCGCGCAGGACCAGTGGCGGCTCGTGTCCGCGCTGTTCAGCGAGCTGTCGGTCGGCTTCGATGCTCTCGAGGCTCCGGGCAATCAGCCGTATTCGATCAGCGGCTCGATCGAGGCGTTCGACCGCGAGGTCAGCGCGCGCACGCCGGGATTGGCTGCGGCGCCCGGACTGGAAACGATCGAGGGCCACCAGACGACGCTGTCGGAGGGCAGCACCTCGACTGCGTTCGGCTCGCTCGCCGAGCTGTCGGCCTCGCTCATCGCGTTTCGCTGGACGTCCCGCCGGCCGTGGGTGCGGCGCGCCTATGCCGCGGCGACGGGCGACAAGGCGACCGCCTGGGGTCTGTCGGAGAAGGCGGGCGTGACGTTCGAGGCCGAGCTGCGGATCGCCGCCGGGACGAAGGCCGCCGTGTACGACCAGTTCACCGCCGCCGGCAGCGCGGTCGTCGAGCGCCGGTGGCGGGTGCGTTCGTTCGGGTCGGGGACAAAGTCGCTGACCACCGACGCCAGGGTGCGCTACCGCGTCGTCGGGCGGGGTGAGCGGCAGGGCGAGGCCACGTATGCCGTCCAAGGCTCGATGGTCTACGACAGCACCCTCGCCGGACGGATCCAGGTGGCCGTTGTGAACGCAATCGCCACGCTGCCGTGAGCCGGTTCCGCGTGCTGCCGGGGGGCGAACTGCCGGTGCGTCGGATCGATCTCGGCGCCTGCGACTGTCCGGGCGCGCCCCACCCGTCGGACTGGGTCGATGTCTCGGAGGTCGTCACCTGGGATGACCTCGTTGACGTCGGGCTCGCCAGCAGCGAGGGGGCGGCTCGCCTGCTGCTCGTCACCCGAGCGATCGTGGACTGGAACCTCGCAGGTGCCAACGGTGAGGCGGCGCCGATCAGCGAGTCAACCGTGCGGCTGCTCGATCCGGCGACGCTTCAGGCGATCGCCGAGGTCGTGAACGCCGCGTACGTCCGTGCCTCGGCGCCACTCCCAAACGCGTCAAGCGCGCCCTCAGCGCCCTCGGGACCGGAGAGCGCGCCGTCATTCCCGACGACCCCGACGCGCGGGAGGCCTGGGAGACGGAGCTGATGCTCGTCACGGGCTGGGACCGCGCGCAGCTCGGGCGGCAGCCGAGCGAGGTTGTCCAGCGGTTGTGCTGGCGTCTGTTCGCGGCGCGTGAATGGAGGGTCGAGCTCGTGGAGTTCGCCCGTGGACCAGCGCCGGCGATCACCGATACCGACGCCCGAGACCGGAAGGCAGCGGCAATGACCGCCGTCGAGGAACTCGAGCGGATCCTGTTCCCGGAGGACGAACAGGATGGCTGAGAAGGAGCTCGCCATCCTGCTAACGGCGAAGAATCTCGCCTCGGGCCCGCTGCGAACCGCGACGCGAGACGTGAACACGTTCGGCGGCTCCGTGAATCGGGCCGCAGCTCGCGCCGGTCGCGGCATGTCGACGCTCGGGCGTAACGCGAAGATCGCGGGCGCTGCGATCGCGATCGGCTTCGGGGCCGCGGTGAAGTCCGGCCTCGAATCGCTCGCCGAGCGCGAGAACGTCATCTCGGCGACCGAAGCTGCGATCAAGGCAACGGGCGGCGCGGCGCGCGTGTCGGCCGCGGACATCCGCACCTGGTCCGAAGCGCTCGAGACTGCCACCGGCGCCGCCGTCGACGACAAGGCGATCCAGGACGCGGCGAACACGCTGCTCCGCTTCACCACGATCACCCGTGACAACTTCCAGCGCACCCTGACGGCCGCGACCGATCTCGGCGCCGCGATCAAGACCGGACCGCAGCAGGCGGCCAAGCTGCTCGGCAAGGCTCTCGCCGACCCGATCA